GATGTAGACGTTCGAACCGATACTCAGATCGTGTTCTGGTGCAGTGTTCGAGATGCCGACGTTTCCTTCCGTCACGAACGATGTAGTCGTATTCGTAAACTGGATGGTATTAGACATGGTGTTTCCGTTATCGGCGACATCCTCGAGAGTGGTCACGAGACCTCTCAACTTAGAGCCATCACCGTGATACTGCGCCGCGTGGACGTTCCCGACGACACCGAGACCACCCGCGATGGTCACGGCTCCCGTCGTGGTCGAAAACGCTTCGGTCGCATCCTGTACGTCGACCGTACTATTCATCGTGATTTCATTCAAGATGTACGCGTTACCCGCGACGTGGAGATTAGCTTCAGGTGTTACAGTCCCAACACCGATGGAATGGGTACCCGCATCCACGTGGAACGTGGTACCATCCACAGTCACATCACTCGACACGTACGCGTTCCCAACCACGTGGAGTTTGGCATCGGGACCCAGTGTTCCGACACCCACACGATCTGTCACCGAGTCCACGTGTAACGTGTTCGTATCCACAGTGAAATCGTCCGCCACGATGGCGTCACCTGCAACATCGAGTGCCTTGATGTTGACGCGATCTGTCGTCGAGTTTACGATCAATGTATCCGTATCCACAGTGAAATCACCCGAGAGAACGGCGTTCGAGGCGTAGACGTCTCCCCCGACACCGACACCACCCGCGACCACGAGGGCCCCAGAGGTTTTAGATGTGGCACTGACCACACTTTGAATGTTCACGTCACCCCCCACATCGAGAGACGTCGAAGGGGAAGCTTCGTTGATACCCACCCTCGAAGTACTCACGTCCACGAAAAGGTTGGAGGCGGCACCGACAGTGAGATCGTTCGCGAATGTCGCGGCCCCACCAAACGCAGATGTTTGAGTAACCGTTAATGCGTTTTGAACAAGTAGATTCCCCTGAATATCGAGTAAAAGATTTCTATTTGGATACTGGTAATATAAAATGTGATCATCGGAGAATGTATTTTGTGTGTACCCAATCGCGAAACGGTGGTCAACTGCATGGTGTATCAGCGCTACATTCGCATAATCACCTACACCATGTTGATGTTCAATCATGAAACCACTGTCCAGTCCCGTCGCGCTATTGTTTGCACCGACACCGAAAATGCGATCCGAGATGGTCACGGATTCGGAGCTGAGAATAGTAGTGTTACCACTTAACGTGATGTTACCTAAAAACTCCGCCTCACTCGCAGAGATGACATACTTACCAGTATCGGTCACATATACGGGAGACTTTTCAAAGAATCCATCAGTTCCTACCATTGGGAGGTACTTGTTGTTAGGATCTGAGATACCGACGACTGAGATGTTCGATCCTACTTCGACGTTGGCGACAGTTACGAGACCTGTAGTCACATTATTAAACTCCATGACATTCGAAACTGTGTTTCCGGCGGCGGAAACCTGTTCGAACGTTTGAAGTTGTGTCAATAAATTAGTGGGTAAAATCTTTTTGAGATCGTTATTTTCATTGTTCACGTACACATAATTGATATCCGTCTCATCGGCGACGATGGGAGCGTTCGGAATATCGTTGGCGCGACCGACACCCGTGACAAAAATGGCACCAGAATGATTGTCTTTCCTGGTTACCACACCAATATTTTGAATGAGATCGGGGTCTGTGCCGTAGGGCTTGACGTTCGATAAAACACCCGCGTAGGTGTTACTCACGTAAAGGGTCTCACCTTCGTTGAATGCCAACGTATTCATCTGATTCACCTTACCGTACGCGACGGCGACACCTTCTACACCCGGTGCGAGAGAAGCGTCGTAGACGATACCTATGGAAGGCATGGTCGAGGGAGAATTAGCTTTCGCGAGTTTGACGTTCACCACATTCTGGTTATGGAAACTATCTATGTACACGGTATTACCCGCGAGCATCGTGATTCCGTTTTCGGCGTTACGAATCTTGATATAATTGTGAAGTGGGAATTCGTTGACCCATTTTCCGGAATCATCGTACACGAGAATCTGGTCGGCCGCGAGGTCCGTGATCGAAACATTAGAGAGCTGATCGAGTTTCACATCGACGTTCGACGTGAGATCCGTCGCCAAAGCGGTCGTCGGGTTTGTAAACTGAATCGTGTTCGACGTCGCGTTTCCGTGATCGGAAACGACCTGGAGATTCACGTTGGAAAGAAGACCACCGTCACCGAAATAGGCTGAGGCTTGGATATTGGAAGACACGTACGCGTTCCCTTCGATGTGAAGTTCTGTGGATGGGGTCAACGTGTTAATACCGATATGTTGATCCACGATCAGGTCGGTCGCGACCCTTCCGGAAACCGCCGTGAGCGCACCCACGTTGGATGTACCGTGAACATCGAGGAGGTACGCGGGTGCTTTCGTACCGAGACCCACGCGACTCGTCTCGGCATCTACGTGGAGAGTGTCTGTATCCACAGTCAGGTTCGAAGACACATAGACGTTACCAACCACATGGAGGTTCGCATCTGGTGACTTGGTCTCAATTCCAACGGCGTGGTTCACCGCATCGACATGGAACGTATTTTCATCAACAGTGAGGTCCCCGGAAACGTAGACATTCCCAACCACATGAAGATTTGCGTCGGGCTCCTTGGTCTCAATTCCAACGGCGTGTCGTCCAGCATCAACATGGAACGTATTCTCGTCGACGGTCAGATCATCAGACACGTAGACATTTCCAGCCACGTGAAGTTTCGCATCCGGAACCTTGATCCCGACACCGACGGATTGTGTACTCGCTTCGACGTGAAGCGCGTCCGTAGCGACAGTTAAATCATCGGACACGTACACGTTCCCCACGACGTGAAGATTCGCATCCGGCTCTTTCGTCTCAATTCCGACGGCGTGGTTCACCGCATCGACGTGGAACGTGTTTTCGTCGACGGTGAGATCCCCAGACGTGTACACGTTCCCGATCACGTGGAGGTTCGCGTTCGGGTTCACTGTCCCAAGTCCTATGGACTTGTACTCCACGTCCACATGGAACGTGTTTTCATCTACAGTCAGGTCCCCAGATGTGTACACGTTCCCAACCACGTGAAGTTCCGCATCGGGGCTTTTTGTTTTGATACCCACGCGCTCCGTCGAGGCTTCGACGTGGAGTGCGTCTGTAGCTACTGTGAGATCATCTGATACATAGACGTTACCCACCACATGAAGGTTCGCATCCGGAGACTTGGTCTCTATGCCGACGGCGTGATTCACCGCATCCACATGGAACGTATCATCGTCAACCGTGAACTCTGTCGCGACGTAGACGTTTCCGACCACATGGAGTTCCGCATCGGGGCTTTTTGTTTTGATACCCACACGTTCCGTCGAGGCTTCAACGTGAAGCGCATCGGTGGCGACCGTGAGATCATCGGTCACATAAACGTTACCCACGACATGAAGGTTCGCATCAGGCGACTTCGTTTCAATTCCGACAGCGTGGTTCACCGCATCGACGTGGAACGTGTTCTCGTCCACCGTGAGATCACTCGTCACATAGACATTACCCACGACGTGAAGATTGGCATCCGGTTCTTTGGTCCCAACTCCAACGGAGTTGTACTCTGCATCCACATGGAACGTGTTTTCGTCAACAGTCAGATCCCCCGATGTGTACACATTACCAACTACATGTAAATTAGCATGTGGTTCCTTCGTCTCGATTCCGACGGCGTGTGCAGTCGCATCGACATGGAACGTGTTTTCGTCAACAGTCAGATCCCCAGATGTGTACACGTTACCGACGACATGAAGATTGGCATCTGGCTCTTTGGTCTCGATTCCGACGGCGTGTGCCGTAGAGTCTACATGGAACGTATTTTCGTCAACAGTCAAGTTCGAGCTCACGTACACGTTACCGACGACATGAAGATTAGCATCCGGTTCCTTCGTCTCGATTCCAACGGCGTGTGCCGTCGCGTCCACATGGAACGTGTTCTCATCGACGGTCAAGTTCGAGGACACGTACACATTTCCTTCCACATGTAATTCCGCATCGGGATCTGTTTCTTTGATGCCCACCTTGTTTCCAATCGAAAGAATATCTGTCGTGTGTGTGTTCCCAGTGACGTACAGAACATTCGACCCGAATTCATCCACGAAAAGGTTCGAACCGACGTCGAGGGAGTGTGTGGGTGTCGTAGTCAAAATACCCACGTTGGACTCTGTGAGAACTCGACCGTACACGCGAACATCGAGTGAATCGGATGTTTTAGGAATGATGGTGGATCCATACGAACTACTGTCGGTATACGCGAACACCAACTCATCCGGTCCTTCCCGGAACCCCACAGCCACGTTAGCATTCGGGCGGTACATGATAATTCCAAGATCTGAAGAGACGTTTTCTTTTCCGAGTTCGATGATGGGATCTTTCACGATCGTGTTCACTGTATTCACGGTCGTGAGTGCACCGTTCACGCGCATGTTCCCATCCACCACCAAGTTGTTTTGCATGTATGTGTTTCCCAACACAGTGAGAAGGTTTGAACCTTCGGTGTCTACATTAAATGTCGAACCCACATCGAGTGTGTGAACGGGATTTCCATTCGCTACACCAACATTAGAGAGGGTCGTGACGGAAGTGACCGCGTCGTTGAATGATACTGTGTTCCCGGTAACATTACCGTTAATCACAGCCGCTTCGAGTGAGAAATTGAGAATATCCTCGGCGACTGCACCAGAATCCATAACCTCTTTCGTGACTTGGTTATACGCCAAGACGGTAATCTTTCGATCCGAGAGGTCTGTGCGTAGACGAAGGGGTGTCATGTACACAGAATCTGAGAAGGGTATATCAAGCTGTTCATCACTCGCGTTGAACACGATCGTATTTTCCGCCTGGTCGTCGGTACAATTTTTACCGAACCTAATCTTGGTGGAACGTTCCACCGTCGGCAAGTTCTTGACCATTTAATATAGAATAGTATTTTAATTCGCGTAGAGAAGGCCCGCCATACCATTCTCGATACGTAATATGTTATAGTTGACCGCATATATAGGGTCATTGATAGGTAAGTCTTGACTCATGATCTTGGCTGAAGAAAGGCGACTGAAATTAAGTGTACCCGTAGGTTGGAGAGAACTCGTGGAGAGGCAAAAGCAATACAGGAAAAAATCGGGGGATGTGACAAAATTTGTGTGGTAGTAATTCATGACATCGATATAATGTGGTTTTCCCCATCGGTAATTACTCACATCGAGACCATTAATGTTCAATTTGACTTTGTTCGTGGGTGACGTGAGTGCACCATCCGTCGTCGTATCAGATGACGCGAGATACTTCACGGGGTGATTAAAGGTTAAATCTTGAATCAATTCACCGGATGCGATATTCTTTTGGACTTGGGTAATCAACAGATCGTGTTTGCGCGAAGCGATGTTTCCACGTTCTTCGTTATCGAGATAATAATAATTGGCGAAACACTCGACGTTATAATTAGACGCAGCGGATGCCCAATGAATACGAATCTCGACGTTATGGTAATTGAGTGCGACGAGGGGGAGAGCGCACTGAGGTCCCTCGCAGAAGAAGAAGCGTAGAGGATAGAAATAGGAACGCGCACTCACACCCGGATGTGTACCGTTCGAACTCTTGGAGACATTTTGTGCGAACGTATCGACGGCGATCTTTTCAGTAAAAATCGCATCTTGAGAATCTACGAGAGACCCACCTATGTACAGTTCGACTTTATCGATGATGGTGTCCCATCGCTGTATGTCGAGCGCCTGAGCTGTATTATCGATTGTAAAATAAACATAACCTAAAAGATCTCCAGAACGTTCAAATTGAACGCTGGACATAGAATTGTTTTTCACCGCTCCATGTATCGTTTGCTTTTCGATGGATTGTGAAAAATTAGCATGTCGTTTGAATGTTGAACTGAAAAACGAAATTTCGGGATTACCCATGATATACTCATCCTGGGCACCTATCGCGATCAATTGAACAATACCGGCGGACATGGTAATACTACTTTAACGGGAGAAAATTACAAATTGGGTTTTCTACACACGAAACGAATAATCAAATAATTATCTTTGGCAGGACTCGAAGGGGCGACGAGCGTGCCATCTTGGTTACGAATATTAACAGTAAAACGATCGATGCTACGAATGGGGTTTGTGTATTGTGTCGCGAGAGGGTAGTTATCCTTGAAACTGATGATTCCGGAATCATCACTCGTCACGATACTCGCGAAAGAGTTTCGGAGAATACTAGCACTCGCTTGACCATTCGGTTCGTTCGACGCACGCTCCGAAAAGATACTGTCCAGTTCCTCGATGGAGATGTAACAGTGTTCGGTATCCGCCGTCGTGTTGATTCGGGCACCGAGAAGCCGAGCCTGAACAACATTCTTCAGGGGTTGCTGAAGATGACACGTGAACGTGTTCGCACTCGACTGTCCGATCGAATCGATGGTGACAGTGTGGTATTCGTGTTGAAGATCGGGAATCAACTGTGTAGGAGCTGTGATGAGCGCCATATATCATTAGCTTAGATTAAAGATCCACCAATCCCACCCGTGATGTCGTACCCGGCTTGGTCGGACACGAGCTTTTGGGCACCACACACACCTCCTGGAGTTAAACCCTTCGAGTAAGGGCTGTCCTTCTTACCAGAGCCCGCGGTGCAATCGAGGTTAACGGGAAGATCGAAGATGGACTGATCACTGACCGTCTTGGTCGTGATTGGTCTGGGTTGGTACTTGCTCATGGTACTGTTCTTAAAGGCGGCGAGGGCCGAGATGATCAGAAGAAGAATCACAATCATGGTGAGGGCGTTACGGTTGACACGATTGAGAGTAAACATTTATAATGAACAAAGATTTTTTTAAACTGCGTTAAAGGTAATTTTTTTAGTTTCTGTATAAAGAGTAGATGGACGAAGAGATCGTACTCGA